CGAGATTTGTATAATCGAGTTATCGTGTCGGGGGTTTACTTCGACGCTCCTATTGGTCCAGAGGCACTGGCTTCGCCAGCTCCCGAGGGCTACTTCCAAACCCAGGTCCGTGTGACCTTTGAATCCATCGAGGAACTCTGACCATGGCCACCCTTCGCGGAGAACAAGGCTCAGTTGAATTTGAGACCGGCAGCAACAGTCTTGCCACTGTTGTTGGCACTCGTAGCTGGAGCCTGACTATCGACAAAGACACCTACGACACCACCGTTCATGGCAACACGTTTCGCCAGTTCGTCGGTGGCCTGATTAGCGGCTCTGGCACTGTCGAGCTTGTCTATGACCCTGATGCAACTGGCCAGGCTGGGTTTCTTGAAGACGTAGTGAAAGTCAACGATGCGGCTGATGCTTCGTTCGAGTTGTTTACTACTGGCAGCACGAACGGGACAGACTCGCTTGCGTTTGGCGGAATCATCACCAGCATGGAAATTACTTCCACTGTTGGTGAGCTGGTAGTTGTCAGCTGCAATTTCATCACCAGCAGCACGATTACTTCTAACCTTGAGTGATAAGGCTATAGTTTGAATGTTTCGTTCAAGCTATTGAATGTCTGCTAAAAATCGCACTGTGGATTTGCTGGTTGAGGCTTTTGACCTTAACCAGCGCCGCAAGTTCGAGTTGAAGAATGCAGCTGGCGAGGTGCTCGTCAACCTGTATTTCAAGCCGATCACCAGAGCCGATCGTAAAAAGGCACAAAGTTTGTCTGGCTCGGAAGAGGCATTGGACATCAGCACCCAAATGCTTTGCCAAATGGCGGAGCTTGAAGACGGCACGAAAGCCTTCGCTGCAGCAGATGCGCCCAAGCTTCAACGTCAGCTGCCTGAGACGGTTTTGAATGACTTGGAGCTGTTCTTGTTTGGCGTTGGTGAGGACGCCGGCATGGAAGAAGCAAAAAACGACTGAAGCAGGACAGTTGGCTTTACTTTGAGTTTTTTCTGGCCTGCGAACTCGGGATGACGGTCAGCAAGCTCCGCAACGAACTAACGGATGCGGAGCTAATTCATTTTGCTGCGTATTATCAAGTGAAAGGTGAGCGAGAGGAAAAAGAGAGAGATCGCGCAAGGCTGAGACGGCGGTAACATTGAGTTATCGCCAGGTGGCTTGTGGCTGAATCCGTCCTCAGGTTTAGGGTTGAAACCTTAGACGCCAACGCCAAAATTGCGCACCTGACTAAAAAGGTGCGTGGGCTTGAGGTTGCGGTAAAGAATGCTGGTGGCTCAACCCGAGCGGCAGGCACAGGATTCAAGGCTTTTGCCGGTGGAGCGCAAGCTGCTTCTGTTGGTGCGCGTGGATTAGGTGCGGCACTTGGTGCTGCGCTTGGCCCTATTACGGCAGTTGTCGCGGCTGCCGCAAGCTTGGGACAAGTGTTTGGCGTTCTGCGACAACAAGATTTTGCTGAGGCAAAGGTCAAATCTCTTGGCGTGAATAGCCAAGAACTCAAGGGACGTTTGTCTGATGTCAGCCGAGAGTTGTCAGGACAAGCCAGCGTTGTTGATCTAACAAGTGCTGCCTATGACGTTGCATCGGCAGGTTTCACGAATGCAGCTGATGCGGCCAACATCTTGAAAGCTGCGAGCCAAGGCGCGACAGGTGGTTTTAGCGACATCAACACCGTTGGCGATGCCACAACCTCCGTCTTAAATGCTTACGGACTGGAGGCAAATAAAGCGTCCAAGCTGGTCGATGGATTTATTCAAACGCAAAATGACGGCAAAATTGTTATCGGGGAGTATGCGGCAAACATTGCAAAGGTTGCGCCTGTTGCGGCAGCTCTAGGTGTTCCGCTTGAAGAGGTAAACGCTGCCGTCGCACAAATCACCGCAGGCGGCCAAGGCGCAGAGGTTACGTTCACTGCTCTTAAAACGGCTTTTGCCCAACTTGCTGCGGGCAAGGTCGGCAAAGAGTTTGAAGCTTTTGGCGTTCAAATTAATGCTTCAACTCTTAAGAGCGATGGGTTAGCTGGAACTCTGGAGAAAATTAAGAAATCGGGCGCTGATGCTGGCACGGTCATCAAGGCTTTCGGCACAGAGGCAGGCCCATCAATTCTTGCTCTCCTCAACAACACAGAGAAATTCAACAAGCTGCTAGAGAACCAAAAGAACGCACAAGGTGCAGCAGCAGAGGCGGCCTTCACCGCCTCCGACACGATTGATGGGCAGTTGAAGAGGCTGACAACAGCCTTCCAAAATTTATTTAGCGACCAGTCTGAGCTTGGCATCCTCCTTAAGGAGACTTTTAAGGTCGCTGCTGTCACAGTCGAAGTTCTAGCGGTAGCGATCAGCAATGTGCTGTCGCCGATCCGAGCCATCTTTGCTGCGGTAAATCAAGTAGGGCAAGCCATAAGTGAAGCACTTGGCATCGAGGGATTAAATGCGGCTTTTGAGCTGGAAAAAGGTTTCCAGTTTGTGCTTGGCGGAGTGAAGCAGTTAGGTGATTTTGTTATTGGCGTCGGGGTGCGTATTGGTCAAGTTGTTGGCGGCCTTGCCAAGCTAATTATCACCTCAGGCAAAGGCGCTCTTGATGCGGTCACAGGTTTCTTTAGAACCGCTCTAGAACGCATTGTTGGCTTCATAAAAGGTGCTTACAACTTAATACCTAAGCCAATTCGCGACTTTTTAGAAGGGAAAGCCGCCGCTGTTGCTTCTTTTGTTGGCGAAACTGTCGCTCTCGGCCAAGGCGTTACGCAAGGAGTTACGGGCGCACAGCCGGCAGCCGCAAATGCAATACAACAAACCAATCAAAAACTAGGAGGAGATCAATCTAAGGGCAAGAAAACATCTAAAAAAACAGACCTAGAAAAGCAGCAGGAGGCCGCCAAAAAACTGACGGCCAATTTGGAGCAACAAACGACGCTCGCTAAGGCTCTTACAAGTGAAGAGCGGGCAATGCTAAAACTAAAAATCGATAAAGCAAATATAGACAAAGACTTCCCCTTGCTTTCACAAGAGGAACGAGACGCTCTAAAAGAGAAACTTGAAATTCTTCACGCGCAAAAGCAAGTGACTGCAGAAATTAAAGAGTTGCAAGACAAAGCTGCTAAAGATAAGAAAGATGCTGATGACAAAGAAAAAGAGCGTGTAAAAAAGCTAAAAGAGTTCTACCAAGGTGTGGCTGACACGATTCAAGCCGGAATCGTTGATGGAATCATGGGTGCTATAGAAGGCACGAAATCTCTTCAAGAATCTCTTTCAGGCATCCTCAAATCTGTTGGCCGGATGTTCCTCAACCAAGCGATCGGCAGCATCATGCCGAAGTTTGCAGAAGGCGGCTACGTTTCTGGTGCCACTAATGCTGTTGTTGGAGAAGCTGGGCCTGAGTACATCATTCCCGAGAGCAAGATGCGTGAAAGCATGGCGCGTTACTCGCGCGGTGCTCGCGGCTCTGCTGTCATTCCTGAGAACGGTGAAGGTGGCACCAACAGCATGGGTGGCGGAACAGCAGTTGCTGCACCGATCGACGTTCGTTTCAGCGTTGAACGAATCAACAGCGTTGACTATGTGACTGCTGATCAGTTCCAACGTGGAATGCAGCAAGCGGCAGCTGACGGCGCGAAACAGGGCGAGCAACGTGCTCTGACTACTCTTAGGCAGAACACATCACAGCGCCGGAGGATTGGTCTCTGATGGCAGATCAAACGTTTGCTGTAACAGTTGTTTCTAGTGGTGGCGGCAATCGTTATCGCTTTGACGGTGGCTCGCTGGATGCTGAAACGCTTGAACTGACAGAAGGCAAGACTTATCGATTTACGCAGGAGCACTCAAGCAACTCAGGTCACCCGCTTCGATTTAGCGCCACACCCGATGGCACTCATGGTGGTGGGTCGGAGTACACAACAGGTGTCACGACCGCTGGAACACCTGGCAACTCAGGTGCTTACACAGAAATCACGATTGCCTATAAGGCACCGCTGCTTTTCTATTACTGCACCAACCACTCTGGAATGGGTGGTGCAGCCAAGACCGTTGGCATTGAGGCTAGTGATGGAGGTCTTGCGTTTGGTCATTACTTGACGCTGCGCTCACCCACGACTCTGGGTGACTTCAAGTTTCAGAACTACTGGGTCGGCGAGAACGCTGACTTCAACGGCACTGCTTTTGGGTTTCTGCCATTTGCATTTTCAGGCGTGACCATCACAAAAGCTGGCGACAACCAACCTGCAACCATTGCTTTCCCAAACAACGAGCTAAGCCGTCCGTTTGCGACGATTGCTGTGCAAGACGAATATCTAGCCAACGTTCGCACCGTTTTGATCGATCCAAACAACAAGGACGGCTACACCTTGTTGAATCAGTACATCGGGCAGATCGTTAGCGCCAAGTGGGACAGCACATCACTGACGCTAGAGATGGCATCAGTGTTTGACGCAGTTGGTGCGGACGTACCACGCAAGCGTTTGACGCGGCAGCTTGTTGGTCATTTGCCTTTGACCAGCAGCGTTCGAGTGGCGTGATTGATCTAATCGGCAGGCCGTATCGTCTAGGCGCGAACGGCACTGGAGCGGATGGAGCGATCGACTGCATTCACCTTGTCTATGTGGTTCAAGAACGTTTAGGCATTCCGATGCCCCCGTTCAAAGATGAATGGTATGGACAAAGCATTCGCCAATATGGTCGGGACTTATTGAAGTGGGGAAGTCGAATTGACCAGCCCGGTTACGATGGTGACATGTTGCTGCTAGACCAGGGCAACCCAGTCTTTGCAGTCGTTTGGAGCAGAGGATGTCTCTACATCAATCGGCATTTGAAGGCGGTCGCATGGTGCCCTATCGGCACCCTGTCGAGCAGGTATTACTTCCGTATGAGAAGCGACTGATTGCAGCTCTTGGCTGCAGTGAGCAGGAGTACAAAGAATTTGTTCGTGAGGTAGAACGTCGATATAGCGAGCGACCTGAAGAGTTTGCTCATATCCCTGACATCCGAAACGGCCCTGAGTTTCAGCTAACAACTTTTCTTGTAAATCTTGCCATCAGCGCAATTTTTACTGCGGCGTCAATTTTGCTTGCGCCGAAACCAAAGCAACCAAATCAAGTTCAGCAGCGTCAGCTTGGCAGCCGTCGTGGCAAAGATATTTATGCTCCTTCGTTTGGTTTTGACAGTCTTCAAGAGCTAGCTGAATACGGTCAGACCGTTCCGATTGCATTTACCCGCCGCGAGGGTGCGATTGACTCGACAGATCAAGACAGCGATAAAGGCACAGGTGGTCTGTTGATTTCACCGGAACTGGTGTGGTCTCGCATGAAGAGCTGGGGCGGTTATCAGATCGCTGAGCTTGTGACTCTTGCTGGTCAAGGCAACATGGCCAAGCCTGATCTTGCTGGCATCTTTCTTGGCAACAATGCCCTTGATGGCATTTACGAGGACTACTTTGATTTTTACTGGAACGGTGGCTTTGAAGCCTTAGGTTCTGGCAGCCGTATTCGCGCTTACAACCTGCGCTACGGAAACTTAGCGATTGACGGCGACAGGGATAACCCTGGGCTTTCCGGTGCAGACCAAGTGTTCTATGCGCCGACCAGAGACGCATTGTCGCAGCCCGCATTTTGTGGTGCATTCACTCCTTCATCGCAGACACGCTTTGGAGTGTTTACCGGCGTTCCAAATGGGACGCCTTTCAGGCCAAACTGGAGAATTATTTCGATCGTAAAAGGGCAAGAAAGCAAAACAGATCGACAGCTTAAGAATCAGCAGAAAAAATATGTTGATCCATATTTGATGGATACGCATATTTTTGGGGGAAACTCAAAAGACGACCACGACGGCAGCAGTCAATGCGGAATGCCTGGCACTGGCACAAACTATGCAAGGCGTATTGGAATTGTTGAGCACATCCGTGGAGCCACTGTCACAAAGGTTACTTACAACGCGGCAGAAACACTTGATACCGGATTTCAGCGTTGGGACAATCTCAAGCAAGAGGTTGACGTTGAGGTAGGCGACAAAATCAAAGTGCTTATCGGCAAAGGTAAACAGACAGAAAACCCTTTTCCTATTGGCAGTGACATTGAGCCTGTTGACCTAAGCGACATTCAATCTGCAATTCAAGCTGAGTCTGCCAGGTACGACGCCTTGTTCTCTCGTGGATCAACTTGGATGGTCGGTCGAACCACTTGGAGGGTAACGGCACGAAGCACAGATGATCCTTATGACGCTTCAAGGACCGAGCATCAAGCGGATGGAATTGTCATAACGCTTGAGTGCATTGAATGTTGGAGTAGAACGCAAAAGAAGATTGGCATCGTTGCAGAGGAAGCGATTACTGTTGAGGATTATCTGCCATTCACTCAAGAGGGTGATGACATTCATGAAGCTTGGTATCCGCTACTCAAATATGAGCTTGGTACGTTTCAGAACACACGAGCTTGCGATGCAACAGAGATAGGAGTCAAGTCGCAGGTTTGGAGCAAGTTTGAGGGCATTACTAACTTCAACACTGTTCCTTCGCCAGGAAAAGTTGTTCAAGCAAACAGTGACAAAATTAGCCTTGCTGAAGGCAAACTTACGGCGTTTGCGTATCGCATGTCGCTCTTCGCTTTAGATGTCCGCCCTAGCAATTACGACAGTTCAATAGGAAGCAACAATGGCTGGGTCAACATTGGCCCTTACCTTTTTGCGGTTGTTGGTAACTCACCTGTTGACATCTATTCTTTTATTAGGGTTCAGCACCCTGAGCGTAAGCAGTTTGAGTACCGCTTACGCCCTTTCAATAGTGCAATTTTTGTCGAGCAAAGCAACGGCGAGGACGATGTATTTGTTTTAGATGGCGGTCGTTATGGCGCGGAAGGATGGACCGGCGTCACAGAGTATGGCGACTTTAAGATTGGAGCGCGTGGATACAAGGCGCAGCCAAGAGATTACTTTACGCATCGTGAAATGGCTGCAGTCCCAGATCTTATTACTGATCAGGAAGGTCGAATCAACATTCGGTATGGCAGCCCGCAAAAAGACACTTCTACGTTCTTTCTAGATGCGGTCAGCATCACGGCCAATGAAACTGATGGAACGTATCAGATCGGAGATGAAATACGGCCTAACACGCTGAGCAACATTCTTGCCTCAGCGGTTGGCGTTGATCCGTATTTTGACAATCTCAGCCCAGGTGAAAGGGCCACAATCGACGGTTGGGACTACACGCGGGAGTCAGGTAGAGAGGTTTTCATGAAGCTGCACCTGATTGCGTATGAGCAAAACTACGCGCACACAGTTAGGAACAAGTGGTGGCGGATCGAGTCTGTAGAACTTGAAAGCTTTAACGGACAGTATTCTGAAGGCGAAGAAATTGATAAATATGCAAGCAATGCAAACGGTGTTCAGTTTGCATTCAAGTATCGTTTCCTGCACCCTTCTAAGTCTGCGGGTGCTATTGAAGCCACAACAGTAACGCGGCTTTGGCAGAAGTACAGCGGTCTAGCTGAGGTGTCTCACTACAGCGATTTGATTAGTCGCAGCTGTGACAACAATGCTGAGCATGAGGTTGTGTATGTCAATGAGGCTTTGGCGGAAGAAGAGATTCCTCAATATGACGGTTGCGCGTTGGCAGGTTTAAAGCTCAAGTCAAGCGACAATTTTAACCAGCTTGATCAGCTTCGCTGCTACATGAAGAATGGCATTGAAGTGGAGCGGTTGATTGAGGGCGACACTGCCTCTAGCAACTTGCTGACTGATCTGCTTTGGTACTTGATCACCAACAAGGACACCGGAGCTGGCAGCATTCTCAACGCGGATCTTGTCGATAAAGATCTGCTGCGGATAACCGGTCGCTATCTTCGTGCTAACAAGTTGTACTGGGACGACGTAGTTGCAGAGTCCATCAACCTGCGCACTTGGTTGGCAAACCAAGCGGCAAGTGTTTTGTGCTTCGTCTCATTGCGAAACGGCAAGATGGCGATCGAGCCAGCATTGCCTTACGACGGTAATTACAAGATCAATGACTCAGAAGCGGTGACCATTTCTGCAATGTTTACCGAGGGCAACATTATTGAAGACAGCCTTGAGATCACTTGGCTGGAACTTGAAGAGCGCAAGATGTTCCAAGCAGCGATTATCTATCAACAGTCGCGAGTCAATCAGTTCCCCGAGCAGAAGACGTTGCTTGCTTACTACGGCACAGACAACAGCGACCTTCCGATTGAAGAGTTCTCGTTTAAGCACATCACCAGTGACGAGCACGCTGCCAAGGTCGCCCGGTACTTCCTGTCGTTGCGCAAGCACCTGACCCACACGATTACGTTCAAGACACTGCCATGGGGTTTGAACCTTGAAGCTGGCAAGTTTATCCGTGTTGCAAGCGAGCTGAGCCCATATCGCCCTGACAACAACGGCATCATTCAGCCTGATGGAACGATTGTCGCTGTTAGCGCGTTGGCTGATGGAGCGTACAACGTTTATTACTGGGAGCGGCAGACCACTGCAGTCAGTGAAGGCGTGTTGCACGTCAAGAACGGCAAGGCGACTGAGCTGTTCAACGTGGTCTTTAGCTTGAAAGAAAGCGCAGGCAGTAGCTCCGAGATTTATCAGATCGAAGCGTTGGACATTGATGAGGACGGCATCGTCACGATCAAGGCCAGCAACTATGCGGTAGATGAAAACGGCATCAGCCAGCTAGCTAAGGATGTTTTGGACACGGCTGGCGCGATTACAATCGAAGGACCGCCGAACGACTGATGGCATTTCCCACTCATAAGCCCAGCGGTCGTTCTTTTGACGCTGGCGACTACCGCTACAAGACCTTTTCGTCTCAGTCAGGCAAAGAGTATCGGATTCTGTATGGCGACAAACGGACTGGCATGAAGCTGCAGTTGCAGTACGCCAACATTGCCGATACAGCGGCTGATGATTTCGTCACTCACTACGACGAAGTGAAAGGCGGCTTTGATGTTTTTACCTTGCCCTCTGAGTTCAGAGCTGGTTGGAGCGGTGACGCAACAGCTATTGATGCTGCTACTGGCAATAACTGGCGATACGAGTCACCACCACAGATTTCCTCTGTGCGTCCGGGGACCAGTAGCGTTACAGTCAATTTAATTGGTGTGCTCTGATGGCAAAGGTTTACACCGGCAGAGATGGCGTAATGCAGCTTGCTGGCTCGACCCTTGCCAAGGTCGTTAATTTTGCGGTGTCCAGCAACCTAGAGACGCTTGAAACCACCACATTGGGTGATGGCGTTAGAAGTTATAGCCCTGGTGTAACTGGCTATTCAGGCAGCGCCACTTTGCTGTATTACAAGGACGACAGCAACGCCATTAACACGACTGATCTGCTGAACAAGCTGATTAAGACTGGCACCGCAGGCGTTAGCAGTTCAGACACGGTTGAACTGACCTTCCGTTGGGCTGATGGAACGGATAACAATGACATCAAGCTGACGGCCTACATCACCAGCGCAAGCATCGGAGCGGCAACTGGCGACATCGTTAGGGCCGAAATTGCGTTCCAAGGCACGGGCGCTCTTGCTACTGCAACCATTGGGTCATGACGGTTTATCTGGGTACGCATGGCGAAGTTGAGCTGCAACGGGAGTTCAACGGCGGTTCCTTGTTTTCGACGATTGATACTGGGGACGTAAACGCCACAAAAAAGCGTTTTAGCTTTGACTTTGACCATGGCCAGCTGCTGACTGGCGACCAGATCGTAATTAAAAGCACTGACGGCAGTGCGCTTGACTTCATCAACAGCTATTCAGACTCATCGGTCAAGAAATTTATTCACGTAGATGAGCTTGACGGAATTTTTTTATATGACTCGTTTGCCCACGCGGTAAACGGTGGAACGTCTAACGCAACAGCACTTGCTGTCCCTGGCAACTCGATTCCTATTGAGGTGATCGTTGAGAATAGTGTTTCAAGAGTTCTTGCTCAGGTCAACGGGTTTGAGTTGAACACAGAGCGCGAAACCGTTGATACGACTGCACTTTCAGAGGAGTTTCGCTCCAGAGCAAACACGTTAATTTCTGGATCGGGACGAATGAATGCGTTCTGGGAGTACACCGGAGACACTGCAAACGAGCTGCCTAACTACTTGGTAGAGCTTTCTCTTCGCACCAAGGTTGGCAGTCAATTTAAGGGTAAGTTTTTTATTAAGCGCGATGACTACAACCCAAGCGGTGTTGCAGCGCGAGCAAACGATGAGATCTTCTACCAGTTTGACGGTGTTATTACGTCTTGCGCTGTTCAGTTTTCGCCGGATAACACAGTGCAGATCACGGCTGACTTCGTGACTACTGGAGCGATCCAGCTGCGAATGAAGTTGATTACGCCTGACACCATCTTGCAAGAAGGCGGCGACGACATACTTTTGGATCAGGGCACAAACGCTAAACTTCTCTTAGAGACTGACCAGTAACCCCTGGAGGGCTGACCGCTCATGGCCGATCTGAAGATTAGTGAGCTTACAGCCCTCGCGGGAGCCAATCTAGCGACTGGTGACGAGCTGGCGATTGTCGATACCAGCGCGTCTGAGACCAAAAAAATCACGCTGCAAAACCTGATCGAGTCAGGCGTTGACTTGATTGCCAACAGCAGCATTCCCGGCGCAAAGATCCTGTTTGGCACGGGCGAGGTTGCTGGAACGGCACTTGCGGATGGTGGCGTTACGACAGCGAAGATTGCTGATGACGCAATCACAGCGGCAAAGATTGCCAATGAAGCGACCTGTGATCTAGTCACAACGCTCCCCGGTTCAGGCGGTTACACGGGCCAGCTTGCGCTGGATACTGATGACAACAAGATCTATATCTGGGACGGATCAGCGTGGCAGTCAGTCAAAGGCGCTGGTTCGGTCAACGCCGTTGTCGGCACCAGTAGCGGCATCGTCAATATCACCATCAGCACTAGCGGTGACACGGTAACGATTACTCCATCACTGGACAACACCACTGCAGGCGCACAGTTTCTTGCAGGGCCTACTTCTGCGGCTGGTGCGGTCAGTTATCGCACGATTGCAGCAGGTGATTTGCCTACTGCAACTAGCTCTGCAAAGGGTGCTGTTTCTATCAACGGAAATGGCTTGGTTCTTAGCGGGACTGAACTGCGCGTTAACAACACTGTTACGGCAGAAGCAAGTGAGCATCACCTTGTTCAGTACACAGCCAATGGCCTAATTACTGGCGGTCGCGTCATTGCAGCAAGCGACCTACCTGCAGCTACATCTAGCGCAAAGGGCGCTGTTATCCCTGGATCGGGTCTCAGTGTCGCCTCTGGTGGCACGTTGAACCACACCAACAGCACAACAGCAGGCACCTTTACGAAGGTGACTGTTGACGCTCAGGGCCATGTCACTAGCGCCGTCAATCAGGCTGCTGCTGATATTCCAGATCTTGACACCGCAAAAATTACATCAGGCACTTTCCCGACTGCACGACTTGCCAACGACGCAATCACCGCAGCCAAGCTGGCGGATTCTTCAGTTACCAAGTTTGGTGGTGCTGGTGCAACTGATAACGTCGTTACCTTCCCTGATGGTGACTTCAAAGGTCAGTTCTTTTTCGACGAGAAGAACGAAGATCTGTACATATACACGGGTGAATCGTTCCTGCCGATTACGGTTATTAGCGGCAACCTTGTTAACGCTGGAACGTATAACGCCAATACCAACCTGCTAACCAGTGTCACAACTGCTGGCTCTGCTGCTGGCTTTACCAACGGAAACGCCTTACCTGCTCCTGCTGTCGGCAACCTCAACTACTACGTCGTTGTTGACACGTCTGGCACAGGTTCAGGCAATGCGCCTGCGGTTGCTTTGGCACCCCCAGACATGTTGATTTCACTCGGAACGGGCTCAACGTTCCAGCTGATTGACGTGTCTAACGCTATTGCGGGTCAGACGGCTGCAAACATCTCTGTTGTTGCGACAGGCAACATCAGCAGCACTAACGTTCAATCTGCTCTGCAAGAACTTGATACCGAAAAAGTTGGTAGTGCTAGCCCGTCGTTCACTGGAACCGTGGCATTGGGTCAAAATGCCACGTTGACGTTTGAGGGCTCGTCAGACAACTCGTTTGAAACAACACTGACGGTCACTGACCCTACGGCCGACAGAACTTTGACGTTGCCCAATGTCACTGGCAACATTGTCACCACTGGCGATACGGGAACAGTTACCAGCACAATGATCGCGGACGCAACTATTGCGAACGCAGACATCAGTGCAAGTGCCGAGATTGCAGTCAGCAAGCTTGCAAACGGTTCTGCCCGTCAACTGCTGCAGACAGCTTCTAACGGCACTGACGTTGAGTTCACGAGCAATGTGGACATTCCTGGAACGCTGGACGTTACGGGCGTTGCAACGTTTGATAGCACCACCACGTTTGTAGGTAACGCCACCTTCAACGGCAGCATCATCTTCGAGGGTGCTACTGCTGATGCAAATGAGCTGACGCTGACGGTTGCTGATCCAGCGGCTGACGTTACGGTCACAATTCCTGCAAGCACTACAACCCTTGCCGGTCTTGCTATTTCACAGGCGTTTACAAAAGGGCAAGCTGGAACGCCAGTTGCTTTGACCGATGCCTCTAGTGTTGCTATTGATTTATCACTAGCCAACAACTTCACTTTGACCCTGGCAGGAAATAGAACGCTTGCCGCTCCAACAAACGTTACGGCTGGTCAATCTGGAGTGATCGTGGTCTCGCAAGATAGTTCGGGCAACAGAACACTTGCATTTAATAGCATCTACAAATTTGCAGGCGGAAGCGCAGTAACGCTCACGACTGCGGCTAGTGCCGTTGATGTTCTTGCCTACTATGTAGAAAGCTCGACCCGTATTACGGTCACCTCGCTGCTGAACGT